GTAGTCAGAATCTTTTTCTGCTTTTGCAATATTAATTTCTTTATCTTTATATTCACTTGCTAAATATCCTTTAGTAGCACCACCTTCTGCAAAGTTACCTACAGCTTCAACAAATTCTTTCATTCCTGATGGTAAAGGTTCGGCTTCAGGTTTGTAATATAAATTAAAATCTGATGATAAAGGTTGAGTAATTTCAGGATTTAATTCTAATTCTGTTGTACTTCTACCTTTTTTTCTAAGTAATTTTGCTAGAGGATTAGTTGCCATATTTTAAGTAACTATGCTTTTTGTTTGTTCTTTTTTCTTTTTATTAGTCATTAGGCCTCTCATTTCTTTTTCAGCTTCTAAACTGTAATAACTATTAGCTACATTTAAAACATTACTAGCAAATAACAATTCAGGATTTGGCGGTTGAAGATATACAGATTGTGCTTCTTGACCAAATTGAATAGCTTCTAAATTTCTTCTAAATTGAGATAAATTTATGTCCCAGTTATTTTGTAAAGCAGAATTATAATTACCTTCTACTCTGTAGTAATCTCTCATTAATGCTTCTGTTGAACCAGATAAAGCAATTCCACTGTCACCTGCTGTTGTAATAAATGATGCTCTTGATTTTCTAGCTTTTAAACTAGCAAGATAACTTTTGTCTGCAAATTGTTCAGCAGTTTGTCTAATTTTTAATTGTGCAGAAGCATATCGAATAATAGCGTTCTTTTTAGCAATCTCATTTGTTCTTTTTTGTTTTTGGTATTGTGCCTCTGCCTGTTGTTTCTGCATGTTGTATTGCAGACCTGCACTGGCAACTTGAACTGCTACTAGTCCTGCTGTTGGTGTACACATATTCTTATAAATTCATAAAAGGGTTTATTTAAAACTCCATAGTTCTTTTTGTTAATAAATTTGAAACCACACCATTTTAACCATTTGATATGGACATCATTTCTACAATCAACATAGTTCCATAGAATTTTATATTTAGTATTTAAAAACTCTACAACTTGTCTACATTGTCGTAAAAAAGTTATTTGTATAGTTGCCAACTCATCAGTTGCTACTAACCAAATGCCACCAACAGACCCACCTAAATCGTCAATTCCAAATATACCTACAGGTTTATCTTTTTGATTTACTATAGTAAAAATTATTTTTGATTGTTTATAACCTCTTAATAATTCGTAATAAGGTAGTCTGCCATTAGTGGCTAAAATTTCTTGTTTATCTTCGTATCGTAATCTAGGTGCAAGATATTTAATATCATCTAAATTTGCTAATCTAAAATAACTATACTCTTGTTGATGCAGTGACATAATATCCTTCCCAACTTGCATTTATAAAGTTTGAAGGTAAATGACTATCATTTTCTATAGTCACAGTAAGTTTGTCACTTTCAGATTGAATAGCAAAAGTATAATCGCCATCTTCTAAATTAACTGTACCTGCTAGTCCTGACCCCACAACTGTTCCGGTGAAAGTCGTATTTGAGGTACTTCTTCCTAACGGTGTTACTGATGTTGTGAAATAAGCAGTGTCATTATAACTTACACTCCAATTTCTTATTTGAAGTCTTCCTTCTTTAGTTGATATTCGACTTCCTTGTGTATCCGCAACCTGCATAAATTGTTGAGAGAAAGTAAATGTAAAAGTATAGTCTTCTCCTATAAAATAGTCGTAAGAAGTTATGTCTCCACTTACAACGATTGAAGTTCCAGACTGACTGACAATAGTAATTTCTTGACCCGCAGTATTTGTGCCGGTACTTGACCCCACCAAACTTAATGTGTTTGTTTTTGTGTAGGGAATAGTTATTGTTGTTTGATTTGTTCCAGAGTTATAGCTTTCACTAACTCCTGAAGAACTGTTAGTAATTTTTCTGTCTAAATGCGTTAGGTAGTTTGCACTGGCATCAACTGTTGCCGGTGAAATATCTATTGTTTCAATATATGCACCGTCAGTTCTTTGAATAACTAAATATAAATTGTTGTCAATAAATTCTATTCCAAGAATTGTTTCAGAGGAAGATGAACCTATTGTCCACTTATGCCAAGCTGATTGCAGTCTTTTACCCTGACTTACATAATATTGGTGTATATATAAAGCATTTTGTTCGTTTGATGATAAAGCTACTAAGATATTTTCATTAGTTGCATTAGCAAGTTTAAAGACATTAGTAGGAACAAACTTAGGGACATTAGCTGTAATATCGTCAGCTTTTTTCGTATCTGTGTCAGAAGCGACATAGAACTCTCTAAATCCTGTAAAATTCCCTTTAGCAAATGCGAAGAATACATTACTTCCACTTCCAATCGGTTTGACATTTTTATCTGCTTCAAATTCTGTTGCGACATTGATTGCTACATTTTTTGCGGTAAGTGTAGTTCCGCCTGATAATATAAATTGACTTTGTTCACTGAATAATAATAACTCCTCATCAAATGATATGGCATGTTGTAAAATAGAAACCTTTGAGTGTGTACTTGCCACATCTATAGGGTCACTATCTAATATTGTTGTAACTGTTTCAGGAAAGAAATGATAAAACTCACCGGCTCTACTTAATATTACATTTTCATCTGCTAAAAAACCTAATCTATTTCTATGAAAGAAAATATCATTAATTTTTCTTCCTACAAAACTTGGGTCAGGTGAAGAAGTTAAATCTCCGGCTACTCTTAATCCCCATGAAGGGACAGTATAGTCTGTTCCTGAAATCGTATATGTACTGCCATCTACTTGTGTAAATCTAAAATTTCCATCAGCAGTTCTTATTAGAACGTGTGGCATTGTAGTATTGTCTAAAGTTGTTTTTGTTGACGGTGCTACAACTTCAGTCCAAGTGTCTGTTGCTTCAGTGTATTTGACATAATAGTTATCAAAATTATTTGAAGTGTCTCCTACAACTTCAACAACCATATTGTTAATGGCAGGTGAAGGTAAATCTGAAAACTTTTGAACTTGGTCAGAAATAACTTGTGAAGCATCGTCACCGTATCCATCACTAGCAGAGACAGTTAAAGTTCCTGTTGCTTTAACTATAGAAAAACTGGAATTTCCAATTTTAGTTACTGTGATGCCAGAAGGCGTACCAACTGCACTAAATAATCCATCTCGGATTGCCTCTGTATCGGTGTTTGAAGAAGTAAAATTATAAGTAGTTGCATCTATTGTTAGTGAATATTTTGTATCATTCACCCCTTGTAAAACTGAATAAACCGCTTGTTCTATTTTCGCATCACTAGTAGTGCTAGTCATTGCAGTCGTTGTTTGTTTATTTAAAATAAAAGTGTAGTCAGCTACAGTCATAAGAACAAAATCTGATTTAGGGTCAGATGATGCGATGTAGTTTGTTGCATTAGTCTGATTGACTACGGTTTTTTCTACTCCTGCTGTCGTAAATACTTTAATTGCACCGTCTGTGAGAGATACAATATATCTTTCACTGGCATCTCTATTAATAGCATGAACATACGCATTAGTTAATTGAGAAGTAGAAATTTTTGCTACGTGATTAGTAGGTGGCCTTTTTCGTAATCCCTCTACGACTGAACTGAACCCATTAATTTGTGTGGTTGCTTGTGAACTTAATCTTAATACTTCTGGTTGCTGAGAAACCCCTTGTACTAAATTAGGAATAGTTCTATTTACTAATGGCATGGTTTAGTACCACCAATGTGATTTAGTTCTTGATACTGTGTAATTCTGTTCTGGATTATCAAATACTGTATAATCGCCTGTTGAACTTTCAGCTTGTTTTAATACAGCTAAAGATTTTTGTTCATCTTCTAATGAAAATTTGTGTAAAGTGTTTGCACCTAAAGTTCTGTCGTGGAATACTCTTGCACTTCTTATAGTGATATACCTTTTTGCTTGTTCAGGAATATCAGCAAAATCTAATAAATAAACAATATTTACATCTTCAAAGTCAGTAGTAAATATATCTGAATTAGTTGCTAAATTATATAAGTAGTTATTTCTTTGAACAATATCATAATCTGATTTTGAATGTTTATAAGGATTTAGTTCTACTCTTAACACATTTGTTGCTAAAGGAACTTTACCATTATTGTCTTTACTTAATGTAGCTTTGTAATGAGTATTAAAGTGCCAACCCATTGATTGTACTTCTCGACAAATCTCATTAAGTACATTTTTAGCCATTGTACCATCTACCGGCAACGCACCACTTAACGTAGATAAAGGTGCTTCTCCTATAGTAGATAATATTGTATTTACAGCTTCAAGTTCTGTTGTTCTAGTTTGTATGGTCATTATTTAGACCCCAATTTTTTTTACTATATCTTTGACTTTCTTGATTAATTTACATAACCAACACATCATAATATTCTCTCCTTCAAAGCACAGGCGAAGTTTTACCCCCGCCTGTACAATAACGTAATTAATAATTACGAAGTTTTAACTGCTATACAGCTTTCTGGTCTTAGTACGTTTGAACCAACTGCCATTCTACCAGTGATTAGAGAACCTAATCTTCTAGCATCGTAAGTTGTTTCTACAACTAAGTCTTTCAGTTTAACTGTACCGATTGCTGATTTGTGGAACATTACAGCTACATAATTAGAAGCATCTATATTATAAGTGTTGTTCGCACCAGAAACAGCAGATGAGTTGTCAGCAAAAGCACTAACACAAGTGTTAGATTTAATTACTGGAACTCCACCGACTGACACTACAGTTCCTTTTCCAAAATCACCGTTAAGTGTTGAAAAGTCTCTGTTTAACAGTTTATCGTTGTTCGCTAACTGATAATAAATATCAGGCGATACAACAATGTATCTGTCAGTTGACGGTACATCTTTCTCATCTAATTTTTGAATACCTTCAAATAAAGATGAAATTAGAGATGTTGCGTTTGTGTTTGCATCAGCGTCAGTGATTACATCGCCACCACTTGCACCAGTTATTGTAGCAGATGCGTTTGCACCTATTACAGCTAACTGAATTAAGTTTTGGTCAACAGTTTTTGCTAACGCTTGTCCCATTTCTCTAGCATAGATTTGTCTAATATCGTAATGATTTTTCAACTCATCTATTTCCGCTACGAAAGAGGAAGCAAGAAGCATATCATCTACATGAATAATTTTCTCATTGTGTTTGATAGCGTCTCCTGTTATTTCATTTCCTGCTGTATGGTATCCGGCAGTTGTTGTGCCAGTCACAGGGAATGATGCACTCTTTCCATTAGCTATAGTTCTGACATTAGTCATTCCTAGCATTTTGTTTTCTCTTTGAAAACTAGCAAGAACTTCTCCAGAATACAGCTTTAAAAAGAGGTCGTTATAGCCAGTACCAGTCGCATTGACTAGCCCTAGTCTACTTGGTGTTGCGTTTGACATGTTATTGTCTCCCTTTTTATTGTTGTTAATGTTAAGTTTAACCTTATCTACTTTTCAATTTAGAGAGTTATCTGTCGTAACAGGCAATCGTCTGAATTTTAATAAGTCATCTCTCTCTTACAAGAGATGAGATGTTATGTGCCTAATTCTTTTTTAACTTGTTTTTGACCATAGCAAACAAACTTTATAAATATTCCATGTTTATCTACTTCTGCTCTACCAATTTCTTCAATTTTGTTTTTAGCTTCATCATAACCTCTCAGCATACAATTATAATGATTATCAAATGTTGTAAGTTTGTGGGGTTCGAGACATTGACCAGTCATTGAACTACACATAATCATAAATAAAGTTATTGACTTCATCTCCCACTTCTATTGTATGGTTTAAAGGTTCTTTTTTTGTGTTTGTTCATGGAAGACATTTTAGGTCTTCGTGAAGCTATTGCGGTTTTTTTAAATTTAGAACGACTTACATGTTCTACTTTAGCGTAAAGATTGTTCTTCTTTTTTCGTGCCACTACCTATTTCTTTTTCCACTTGTTTTTCATGGCTTTATAAGACTTAGCACTAACAGTGGATTTTTTCTTACTTCTAGAAATACCTAGTTTTTTACGTCTATTAATATTTTGAACTAATGACATTATTTTTTTCCTTTTATGTTTTTAAGAGTAGACATTCCAAAACTTCCTGAGAATACAATTAGAACTGCCCACCAAAATTCAGTAGGTGCTGATTTAAGAATTTCAAAACCTTTCATCATATAAGGTTGAGAAAATGGTAGAAAAGTAAAAACAAAAATAGCACTTATAAGTAAAGTTAAAATTTCATCTTTTATACTATGCTCTTGTTGTTTTACTTGTTCTACTGAAACTGATTTTTCAGCTTCTATTTCTTTTGCTCTAATTATTTTATCCTTCTCCATTTTATGCTGAATAGCACCAACTGTTTTAGATGCTACCATTCTAGCTAATGGATTTTTTAATATTGGTAAAATAAAATTAAGCATTTCTTGACCTATTATATTTTTTAGAACGAATAGCTAAATTCTTTCTTGAATTGTTTCTTGGGTTTCCATCTTTGTGGTGAACATCTTTACCTTTGATTTTCACGCCCAATTTTCTTTTCATCATTCTTCTTGCTAAGTTTCTACCGGCTCTATTCTTTTTTTGTTTTGGTTTTGAGTGATAATTTTTATATTCACTTTTGTAGTCTCGGTAGTGACTTGGCATTAAAATACAGAACTATTAGCTAATTTACGTTCAACTTCTTTTCTAAATACAGGGTCTTTTTCGTATCTAGGGTCATTCATTGCATCAGTTACTTGTTGCACTGAATTAAATTGTTCTACAGAACCAGTATTTACATCACCTTGTACCATTGTTTGATTTTGTACTGGTTGATTTGACATACCTGCTCTAGTCATAAGACCTTGAACAGCTAATTTAATTTGGTCAATCTCACCGGTTTCAGTTAAATCATTAAATGATTTTTGCTCTGCTTCCGTTAGATTTTTTGAAGCCCAATCAATTAGTTCTCCATACTGTTCTTTACCACCCGCTACTTGTTGTACTTGGGCAGTTTGAGTATCGGCTATTGCTTTTTGACCTGCAATATATCCATCTACTATATCTTTATTAAGACCTTGTTGGCCTAACTCATCATAACTCTTTTGAGATAATTGGCCTTTTTCAGCATATTCACTAGTGTACTTATCTAATGTAAAACTATCATCAACCTGTTCTTTTGGAATACTAAGGTCTTTAGCTTCTTCTGTTTTTTCAGGTTGTTCTGTTTGTCTACCTGAAAATTGTTTTTCTAATTCACTATATGCTTTAGCTAAGTCTTCAGCATTTTTAAACTTTTCCGGCAACCATTCAGGTCTTTGGGTTAAGTTTTGTGATTGTGTTTCTGGTGTACTGACTTGTACTTTATTACCATCAACGTCTTGCATGGTATTAACATCAACACCATCTTTCTTTAAAGCATCAACCTGTTCTTGTTCTGTCGGTTGTGCTTGGTTACTATTGATTTCAACTTTTTGAGTTGTCATGTTTATCTCCTATATTATTGATTATTTTCAATAGACACATTTCCTGTACTTGGGTCAAAGCCGACAGCTTT